CCATTAAAGGATGTGCAGAATGATGAGCGTTATGATTATGCAGCCCGCAAAGAAGTAAGCGCATCATCATGGTCAAAGTGGGGCAATGTCAGTGCTGGTGTTGTAAGCCCTAATAGCCAAATCGTTAATTCACAAGATGAGGCTTATTGCGATGTCTACGAATACTACGACATTAATACTGGCATGATGTCAATCTTTGCTGATGGTGGAGACAAGTTCCTTGTTAAGCCAACAAAGATTCCATATGTGTTTGGTCATCCGTTCTACATGCTTCGTGATTACGACATTCCAAATGTCTTCTACCCAATGGGTGAACTTGAAGCCATTGAGCCTTTGCAGGCAGAATTAAACGAGACCCGTACTCAGATGATGAACCACAGAAAGCGTTATTCACGCAAGTGGTTGTTTAACGAATCCGCATTTGATGACTTTGGTCGTCAGGCTTTGGTATCAGATGATGACAATGTTATTGTTCCTGTTAAGGGAAATGAAAACATTAATAATGTTATCGTCCCCATGCCAGCGTTGATTAACCCGCCTGAGTTCTACAACCAGTCTTCTTTGATTACAAACGACATTGACCGTGTGTCAGGTATTTCCGAATACCAGCGTGGTGCAATCCCAGAGACAACTCGTACTGCTCGTGAGGCATCAATCATTGCTGAAGCCGCAAATGCAAGAGTTTCAGAAAAACTTATTAGTATTGAAAACTCAATTGCATCATGTGCAAGTAATTTAATTAAACTTGCTCAGCAATTCATGACCGAGACACAAACAGTCAGAATCGTTGGTTCAACAGGCGCACCAATTTGGTTGGAGTTTGACAAGAACTACATCAACGGTGAGTTTGACTTTACTGTTGAGGCTGGCTCTACTGCCCCTCACAATGAGGCTTTCCGCCGTGACATGGCAATGCAGATGGTTTCGGCTCTAGGACCATTTGCTCAGGCTGGAATCGTTGACATGCCTAAGTTGGCTGAACATGTTCTCAGTATTGGCTTTGGTATTAAAAATCCAAGTGATTTTATTATTAAACAACCAGCAGGACCAGAAGGTATGCCAGCGCCAGAGGGTGCACCAGCACCAGGTAGTCCACAAGAAGCAGCAATGCAATCTTTGGCAGAAATGCCAGGAGGCGGAGCACCTTCAGAGGGACAGCCAGCACCAGAAGAACTTATGGCAATAGTTGAGGCTCTACAAGCAGGTGAAATTACGCCTGACCAAGTACCACCAGAAATCTTGGCAATGCTTGAAGGTGGAGCACCAATGGAGCAAGCACCAGAAGGTGAAGCACCAATGCCGTCAGAAGAGGAATTAATCATGATTATGGAAGGTCTCCAGTCTGGAGAAATTACCGAAGACATGGTTCCACCAGAAATTCTGGCATTACTTAACGAACTGATAGCAGGACAGGGTGCAGAAGCACCTATGCAGCAGGCTCCAGAAGGTGAAATTCCTGAGGAAATCCTTGCAATCATTGAGGCTCTGCAGTCAGGACAGATAACTCCAGAGCAGGTTCCACCAGAGATAATGGACCAAGTAGCCCAATATCTCCAGTAACCGATGTAATGAAGTTATTTAATATATAGAGGAACAATCTCTAACGAAGGAAGAGGACTCCATGGAAAACGAAAATATTATTGACGACGCTATTGATACTGCAGACTCCCCCGTAGAAGACGGACAAGGTGTTGAGGTTGAGGTAGCCGCAGAAGCAACCGAAGAGGGCATAGACCTTTTTGACTACACACAGTACGCCAACAACATGGTGAAACTGCAAGTGGATGGCGAAGAAGTTCTGGTACCGCTACAGGAAGCACTTGCTGGATATCAGCGTCAATCGGATTATACCCGAAAGACACAAGAACTCAGCGAACAAAAGAAGCAGATTCAATATGCTGCAGCCCTTCAAGAGGCACTTGAGAAGGACCCAGCACATACCCTGCAACTGCTTAGCGAAGCATACGGTGTGAACACAGCAGTCAGTTCCAATGATGACGATTGGGACACAGACGAGTGGGATGACCCAGCAAGCAAGCAACTCAAAAGTTTGGAACAGAGAATTGCAGCCTTTGAACAAGAGAAGGCAGCACAGGAACTGGAAAGAACGATTGAATCTTTACAAGCCAAATACGGTGAAGCGTTTGACCCAGACAAGGTAGTCGCTAAAGCACTGGCAACAGGCACAACTGATTTAGAAGCGGTTTTTAAACAAATTGCTTTTGATGATTTTTTTGCAAAGGCACAGGATGCTTCTAAGGTTAAGACCGAAGAGCAAGCCAGAGTTGATGCAAAGCGCCAAGCAGCCATTGTTTCAGGGGCAACATCGTCCAAGTCAACCACTCCTCCCGTCACTGCGGCACCAAAAACAGTATTTGAGGCATTTGAGCAAGCAAAAAAGGCTCATAACCTCTAATAACCAAACACTTTAATCACATAGGAGAAATGAAATGGCACTCGCAGATTTCAATGGAATTCTTTCCACAACACTCAAGAATTATGAACCAACCATGGTTGATAACATCTTTAAATCACATGTTCTACTTAACCACCTCAACGAGCGTGGTCGTGTACAGGTAGAAGAGGGCGGTACTTCAATCGTTGAACCATTGATGTACGCTGCTAACAGCACCGTTAAGACCTACGACAACTTTGAGGCAATTACCCTTGACTATGTCGGTGGTATGTCCGCTGCTGAGTACGCATGGAAGCAAATCGGTGCATCCATCTCCATCGCTGGAATGGAAGAAGCACAGAACCGTGGTACAGAAGCAATCATCAAGTTGCTCCAGGCTCGTATCTACCAAGCAGAAGAGTCACTTAAGGAAACCCTTAACGACCAGTTGTTCGGTACCCCTGCAACATCCAAGGACTTCAACGGTCTTACAAACATCGTTGCAACCGCAAACAACACCGTTGGTGGAATTGACGCAAGCACAAACACATGGTGGAACCCAGTCGTTGACTCAACTGGCGCAACCTTGAGCCTTCAGTCAATGACAGGCGTTTACAATGACGCTTCAAAGGGCAATGATGTTCCTGACCTCGTTATCACTGGTTCTGACCTTTTCGCTAAGTACGAATCATTGCTTACCCAGTATGTCCGCTACCAGGATGTTGAGAAGGCAAACTCTGGCTTCACCAACCTCATGTTCAAGCAGTCACCAGTGGTATTTGACAAGGAAATTGATGGCGCAACAAACGCACCAATGTACTTCCTTAACACCAAGTACCTCAAGTTGGTCGGCATGTCTGGCAACTGGTTCAACAGCACACCATTCGTAAACGGTACACCTAACGGCGTTGATGCTCGCTACGCACTCATCATCGCTCGTGGCAACCTCGTGTGCTCAAACCGTGCCCGTCAGGGTTACCTCAGCGCAGACGCTTAATTAAGGCGAAAGCCCGTGCATTTGGGGCGGGGTGGAGCAATCCCCCCGTCCCTTTTGCTTTATTAGGTTTAGTCGGGGTTGGGGTGTAAAACTTGTATTCCTTCGGCAAGTCCCCAGCCTCGGCTATCTACTCAAATTCATAGGAGAAATTAAATATTATGGCAGCAAAAAAAGCAGCAAAGCCAACAATGGCACAAGCGTTTAAAGCAGCGCAAAAATCAGCAAAGGGGACTGGTAGTTCAGCAGGTAAAGCAGTTGGCGGAAAAGTAACTCCACCTAAAGGTCCAGCAGGCAAAGCAGAAGACAAGGTAGAAGAAGCAGTTAAGGCTGTTGCTGGAATTGTTTCTGGAGTTCTTGGCAATGCAGGCAAAGGTGCAGACAAAGTTGGCGACAAGGTTGCATCAATTGTTGATGGTGCACTCAAAGCACTTAATAGTGATGGTGGAAAGTCAATGCTTAAACTTGAACCAAAGACACCTGGCAAAGGTAAAGGTGGAGGCAAGTCAATGCTTCAGCCTCTTCCAAAAGCACCAAAGCGTGGTGGAGAGCGTACTCAGCCTCCAGGTCCTGGTGAGTATGGTCCACGCCGTCCAAAGAAGCCTACTCTTCCAGAGACAAAGTAGTAATAACTTTACCTACATATAGAGGATTTGCAAAAATCCACTACCTTAGGACAGGTTATAGTCGGTGGCTGGGGATAAAACCCCAGTTCACTGATTTTGAGATTTTATAGGAGCGAAGGAAAATATGAAAATAGCACCAGTGAACCAGATGCAGGGGATAGGCGGTACTGAAGCCTATGGTGCCATGAAGAATGTAAGAGTTGCTGCACAACAGCCAGCACACATTCATCCAGGCACTGAAATGGCTCCCCCATCTGGAAACAAGTATGAAGGCAAGAGTGGTATCTGCACTCACATCAACGAGAATGGTATCGGATGCAGTGCTCCCCGTGCCAAAGAAACAGATTTTTGTATCGGACACTTACGCAAGATTGAAAAAGCGTTAAAGGCTAAAGAGGCTGCCGAGAACAAAGAAAACGAATAAGGACGGATTTACATGCCAATATCAGCAGCGACAGGGCTTAACCTAAATAATTTAATTGAACTGATTGAAGATGTCTCTCAGTTGTCTATTGGAAATACTGATACTGACGACATTTCACAAGACCTTGTTGTTCAATACATTAAAGAAGGCTATCAGCGTATTGTTTCTCTTGATGATAGATGGCCATGGCTCCAGTCCGTTTGGACATTTAACACCATTACCGACCAGCGTGGTTACAGCAACAACTTTACTTTAACTAATACTTCTTCAACTGCTATTACAGTGCCGCAAGTCGGACAAACTTTAAATGATATTCGTGAAGCAATTAACTTAGTTAATAATACCAATAGTGGTAATGAATTAATTTACATTGACCAATTTAAAGCAGAGCAGATTTGGGTAGGTCCATCAGATAATCCAGGTCAGCCTTATTACTGGTCAATCTGGGCTGGTCAAATTAATCTATGGCCAAAGCCAGACCAAGTTTATGCAATTACCATGCGTGGTTATCGTGAGCCAAGTCTTAACTGGTTGACACAAGACTCACCAGCATCTACTTCTTATGTTGACTTAAACCAAGAATTCCACTTGATGCTTGTCAACTTTGTCATGATGCGTATCTTCCAGTTCCAAGAAGACCCAGAGATGGCTGCTGTTTATCAGCGTCATTTCCAAGAGGGTGTAGCAATTGCTAAAGATGGCATTACAGCACCTAATAGCAACCAGCCAATGATGCTTTCTAGTGGACTACAAACATCTGGTTATTACTGGTGGAATTCACGCCCAGGAATTGTAACCATTGGTGGTCAAGGTAGTCCAGTATATGGAGTTGCACTTTAATGCCTCCTATTGCGTTTGCTCAAGTTGCTGATTTTACTGGCGGTCTTAACTTCCGTGCTGACCAGTTTCAGTTGGCTCCTAACGAATCACCTTCAATGCTTAATGTTGAAATTGACCCTCGTGGTGGTGTGTTTAGTCGTGCTGGCTACAAAGCAACCAGCCTTGACCCAATTGTTTCTGCAGGTCAAACATGGAATCCAAAACAACTTTACAATTATAAGGGTACTACACCACAAATAATGTTGACTACTGGTTATGTGCCAGGTTCACCTTCGGGAATAGAAGGAGCCATTTATCATTCATCAGGTGGAAACTTTTCTTTATTGACAACAGTTGTTGGTGGTGTTTCTGTTCAGTTGCCTGTTTCAAATCAGGCTGGCGCATCAATGACAACATGGGCTAGTACTCTTTATATTTCACCAGGATTCTTAAACTCTAATTCTTATAAGTGGAATGTAGGTGATGCAAATGCAACAGCATTAACGCCATCTGGTCCTATATGGCAACCATATGCACAGCCAACTGGTGGATACATGCCAAGAGCATCATTGTGCACAGTTCATGCAAATAAGATGTTTGTTGCTGATACTTATGAAAATGGCACTGTCTATCCAAACCGTCTTCGCTGGTCTCATGAGGGTCTTCCAGAAGACTGGTTCCAAGATGACTACATTGACATTGAAGCAGGCGGTCAAGGTATCCGTGGAATCTATGTTGTTGATGGTCAGTTGCTTATCTTTAAGCCTAAGGCAATCTATTTATTGATGGGCTATGACGCAGACTCATTCCAATTAGTAGAACTTTCAACCACGCTCGGCATTGACTATCCAACTCAAGCAGTAGCAGGCAATGGTGGAGTTTACTTCTTTGACTACCCAAACGGTCTCTACTTCTATAGTAGAAACGGCATTACTGACCTGTTTGAACGCCTTCGTCCAATGATTATTAATAATGAAGTTAACCCATCAGGGATTAATTCCATTTCTTGTTCATGGGTTAATCAGCGTTTATGGCTTTCTATGCCATACAGAAAAGCAAAATTTGGTTCTGCACCAACTTATCCTACTGTTAACTTTATTTTTGACCCTAGTATTGGTCGTGGTCGTGGTGCTTTTACTATGTTCCAGACTTCTCCACGCCTTTCAGACGATGCTACTCCAGTAGCAATTGATGGCTTTGGTCTAGTTGGTGGATGTGATTGGCGCAATGCACAAGACGAACCACTTTATTTAATGATTTGTCCAGACGATGATTGCGCAGTTGTTTACTCAGTGGACGACTATGACAATGTTAACGATGAATTATGGGACCCAGCATATGTTAATCCAGCACCAGAACCACCAGGTGCATTTGTACCAACTGGAAAGTTTAATAGCAACTACACAACTAGTTGGTTTGATGATGGTCGCTATGTTCAGTTAAAGACATTCACTAAGCCTAACTATGTTTTTAAAGAAACTGGTCAAACAACTGCTCTTAGTTTAAGAGTTTATAAAGACTTTAATGAATCAAACGCAATCTGGACTAAAGCGGTGGTAATAAACGGTACTAATACTGGAGGACTTTATGGTGTTTCTAATTATGCCGAGGCTAACTACGGAGCAGTGACTTCAGGTGCAATTATTAAAAGAACTGGTATTAGCAATTTAGGTAGGGGTTATGCAATCCAACTTGAATTTATTGGACCAACAAGTTCAGAAACAGTTTACCCAGGAAGAAACTGGGGATTGAATTCAATCGCTTATAAGTATAAGCGCAGAAAAGTAAGAGGTAATTAATATGACAGCATGGGTAAAACCATCACCAGATTTTGTGGACAACACACCGATAACTGCTGCACCACATAATGCAAACTGGGACAGCATTGAAGCCTATGTTAATGGACTTGCAACTGGCACAAACTTAGATGCAGGCATTATTACAGCAGGCAAAATTGGAACAGCGGCAGTAACAGAAGGCAAGATTGCTGGACAAGCAGTAACAAAAGATAAACTTGCGCAAGCAGTTCTTAATATGTTCACTCCAATTGGAACAATCGTTGCTTATGCTGGCGTTGTTGAACCGACTGGCTGGAAATGGTGTGATGGAACTGTTATTGCAGATATGGCTACATCCTATCCAGACCTTTATGCGGTTTTGGGTAACTCTACTACACTTCCAAATCTTCAAGATAGATTTCCAATTGGTGCAAGCGCAACAAAAACAATTAGAACTACAAACTCTAATGGTCAGTTTATTACAACTGGTCAACTGCCTGCGCACACTCACGCAAACGCACCAGTACTTACTAGCGGAACATTAACAATAACTTCTACTGACAGCGGTCACGGTCACCCTGGAAGCACAACTGTTGGACCTAATGATGGTCTTCACAACCATCCTCAAACAGTGGAAGCAACTACTTCTACAAGCCATACACATGGCTCATCTGGTACTGCTGGTAATCCATCTGGAACTGGTTCAACTGGTACTGACTACACAGGAACAAGCGTCCACGGTCATAACTTGACAATTGCAACTGGCAATGCGTCAATTACATCAACAGGTACTGTAGGAACAGCAATTACTGCAAACAACGCAGCAGTTGGTAATGGTGAAGCATACTGGCAACCATACTACGCAGTGAATTACATCATTAGGGCAATATAAGAGGGATATTATGGCATACGATGCAAGTTATTTTGAAGGTCTTAGACGACAAGCACTTTCTAACTACACAATTAGAGCAGCACAAAACGCTTACCAGCGTTACTTGGCTCAGACGAGAGGCGAACGCCCAATCCTTGAAATGAAGGAAGCAGCATTCGGTGCACGCAAAGAAGTTCCACGCCTTACTGCATCTTATGGTAAGCGAGGCTTGACTGGTAAAGGAGTTAAATCAGGAGTATTCAACAAGGCTCTTTCTGATTACTCAACTGCACGCACAAGACAACTTGGCTATGCACAGCAAGACTTGACTCAGGCATTAAGAGGCTATGACCTTAGTGCAGAAGATTTGTTCAAGCAGTATGAAGATACGCAAAAAGACATCAAGGAAGCAGAGACTCGTTCTATTGCTGCTGATGCCAACGAATTGTTGAATTTAAAGTAGGAGATAGAGATGCCAATTAATTATGGTTTTAGAGGACAGACAGCACCAAAGCAGGCTCGTTTTGTTCAGACAGGTCAGGAAGATGCTGACGCAATTTTAAATAGTGAAGGTTTGCCAGACCCAAATCAAGAAGGTGGTTTTGGAACTGTTGGTGGTGGCACAGCCTCTTCTTCTACTGCAGCAATTAAAGCAAACGCTGCAGTAAGGTCAAATAAGGCACAGCGTGACTACATCAATAAACTTCTTTCAACTGGTGACTACCGCAAAGGTATTGATGATTATTTAACAGCACTTACTACTGCTCAGGGAACAAAAGAGACAGAAGTTAAAAAACAGTTTGGTACTGCAAAAACAACACTTGATACTAATTATAAAACAGCGTTAGGTAAATTGTTTGGAACCGCAGCAACTGCAACTGAACCAGCAGTAGAAGGTGCATACCCTGCACTTCAAAGATGGCTTTCTGAAAATAAACCAACTGCTTATGCTGCACTTGAAGCAGCACCTGTAGTTCGCTCAACAAATGCGCTAGAGCAATACATGACCGCTAGAGGTGTACCAACAACTGCAACAGAGGCAGAAGCGTCATTGCAGAACCTTCTTGGAACTAGCAGTGCTACAAACTTTAATACCCTTGTAAATAGACTGAAAGCAGCAGAAGCAAATGCTTATGCTTCTCGTCTTGCAGGTGCACAGATGGCTTCTACTGGTGCAAGAACAGCACTTGAAGCAGCATTGACTAGAGGAACAACGAACTTGACTGCACAAGAAGCAGCGGCACTTGCTCAAATTGCTGGCGATACCGCAACACAGAGAGCAGCAGCAGAAAAAGCAGCAGCAGATACTCGTGCAGCATTGCTACGCACGCTAGTAGGACTTCAGTAGGAGGAAATTATGGCAGCAATAAATCTTGATGACCTTTACAATAATTATATTGACCAAGGGTTTACACCAAAAGAAGCCGCAACAAATGTTGCATGGGCAGCATTAACAAAATCAGATAAGAATCTTCCAAAGTACTTGACACGAGGTCAATGGGTTGAGGCTAAGTCACCAACCTTCATGCAGTACAAGGGTCTTAATCCTGCAACAGCGTCACCACAGGATGCATATGTTAAGACTGTTTTGACACGAATTACTAAAGACCCAAAAGAAGAATTTACTCTTAACACGGTTAATGAACTAACAGAAAACTTGCAACTACCAGCAAATGGTGGTTGGGGATACCAGCAGGCATTTGACTTTGCCAAAGGTCTCTACGATGAAATTGAATCAGGAAAGAATGCTTACGAGGCTCAAGAAGCAAAGGGTACACATTCAAAGTTTGGACTGCCATCACCTAATGCAAAATGGGCAGCACCATTAAAGATTGACACAAAATTGTTGCAGAGTGCAGGTACTGATGCTACAAAACTTGCTAAAGCAATCACTTACACCAAAAACAATGCAAAGACTGGCACTTACGCATACGAGCCAATGCAAGCATGGGCAATGCAAAAAGTTGCTGACTATGTTAATTCTGGTAAAACGGCAACAGAAGTTAGAGATTTTGTAATAGCACTTAATACAGGATTGCAAAAAAGATTGAATTCAGGAAATGTAACTCCATTTGTACATTTTGCTAAAAAGAAGGTTAAGGGCGGAAAGTAATTTATGGCACCAAGAAATAATAAGAAAACTAGTACCGATGACACACTTCCAAGTTTGGATGACTTAATCAACAAAGGCACTACGACTACAAGTACTACTGTTCCACCAAGCACTGGAACGACTGTGCCTACAACCACTACAACTGTTTCTGTTCCTAGCACTACTATTCCTAAAACCACTACAACTACTATTCCTACTCCTACGACAACTGTTGCGCCAATTGCAACAAGCGGAAAAGACAAAACTGGAACACTTTCTAATAAACTTAAAAAAGACATTGCTTATGAAAAGAATCGCCTAGTTCAGCAGAACATTGGTGTTGACCCAACAACCGCTGAAAAGATTGCAACTGGAGAAGTCAAAAAGGGCAAGAGTATTTGGGGCAAGGTTACTGGATTCGGTGGAAACATTCTTAACTATGGCTTAGTAAAGCCAATTATGTTTATTGACCGAGTTGACAATATTGTTCCAGCATTGTTTGAAGGCGGTATCAAGAACGCACAAGTCGCTGCTGCTGGTGGTGAAGCACGCTACAAAACATGGGCTGAAATTCCACGCAACAAAAAGACTGGTGTTTACATTGCAAAGCCTGGTGATTTGAAATTAAAGAAGCCAGAACAGTACACACAAAACAACTTGGATATTGATATTCCAATTGACGACAAGGGCACAACTAGAAAACTTTATGAACTTGTCATGCCAACAGATGTTGCAATAGACATCAGCCTTAGCATTGGTCAAAAGTATGGAAATACTGATAAGAAAAAGAAATACACAAAGCAATCAGAAATTCCAGTAAATATCTACACACAGCAACCAATTGCCAGCGTTGGTGACTACAAGTTTACAAACGAAGAAGCATTAACAAAATGGGATGCTAATAGAGAAAATCCTGATGGCTACATTCTTCCAAGCAAAGTAGCAGAATTCCTTGTTGAAACAAATCAAGAAGTTCCAGGAAATAAATATGTTCGTTCCATTATTAATCCATCAGATGTTATTGAAAGAACTGCCGACCCTAAGTTTGGTTGGGGTTCTATTACCGCTTTACAGACTGGTAGCAAATGGCCAGATAGAACAATTGGATTAATTGGAGATGTTTTTGGCTCTGTATCTACCTATGCAACTGCAGGTACAGGACAGGCTGCAAAACTTGGACTTACTCCATTAAAGGAGGCTGGTAAGGCTACCGCTAGAGACCTTGCTGGTGAATTTATTGAGCGTGCTGCCGAATCGCTTGCACGAGATGGTTTCACTGAGACTATTAAAATAATTGAAAAAGAAGTTGCTCAAGAACTTAGTCAGGAACTTGGAAGCCGTGTAGTAAACAGAACTGCAGCAGCAGTTGTTGCTGAGGCAGGTCAACTTGCAGTAGAGCGTGCGACAACAGAAGCAGCAAAGAAAGCAGCGGCTAAGGCTGCAAAGAGTGCATCAGCATATTGGTCATCTGTTGGTCCACGCCGTGTTCTTGGTGCAGCAAGCCGTGAGGCTACAGCAATTGCTTTGAAAGAACTCAGAGATGAGGCACTGCAAGAAGCAATTACAAAAGCAGGAACCGCACAGGGTCGCTTGGCTGACAATTTTGTTAAAGCAATGACCGATGATGTTATTGGCGAAATCGCATCAAAGGGTTACTCTGCTCTTAATAAGAAGATTGTTATTGATGGAGTTAAAACCACTCCCGCTAAAGTACTTGGAATCCATGGTGGTCTTCGCTTTGGTGTCGGCACTGCAAAGGTTATTGTTCCTGGTACTAAGTATCTGCAGGCTCCAGTTGGAAAGGCTGCTTACCTTGGTCGTAAGGGTCTTTACACTGCTGGTAAAGCAGGCAAATACATTCCTAAGTTGGAACAGCCAATTGGCGACTTGCTTACTGGTCTTGGTAGAGGTGGATTACCTGGTTCCGAAGAAGCAATTTTTAGTGCACGCACTGGACTTCGCTCTGGCAGATTAAAAGGAGCCGCTGCTGCTGATGCATTAGACCTTCTTGCTGAAGACCAGGTTTACCGCACGCTGAAGAAGACAACAACATCTAGCCTTAAGCCTGCTCTTGATTCTATTTTTAAGAGAAACACAGATAAGGCTGCTAGAGCAACTGCTTATGAAATATTAGAAATTCCATTAGATGAGTTGCTTGTTATTTTCTCTAAAGATATTAATTCTTCTGCTCTTGATTTGTCTGCACGCTTAGGCAGAACAGTCAGTACAAAAGAGGCTGCACTTGCAAAAGAAGTAAGCCAATACTTGAGTGAATTGTTTAGAACAGTTGAAGAGATTGCAATGGGTCTCGGTTCTAGAACAACACCATTCTTGAAGATGAGTCAGAAACTTGCAGCAGGTGAATTGAAATTATTCCCTCAGGTGCTATCTGATAAAGCAATTGGTTTCCTTGGTCGCAAGCACCTTGGTAGAAAGAGAGTCATTGATGGTATTGAATACACAGTTGATGAACTGATTGAAAAGACTCTTGTTAGTTTGGGTCATGACGCACGCCTTATTCCAAGTCAGTCAATTATTAATGAAATTGATGAAGGAACCTTCTGGTTTGGCACACGCTTAGAGCAGGCTGACATTGATAAAGGCATTGCTCATTTGAATCAAATTGCTAAAGATAATCTTGGTGTTAACTTTGACATTCTTGATACCAATGTTGTTTCTGCAGTAATTAAATACTCACGCAAGTTTGCTGATGATTATGCATTCCTTGAAAGATTGCAGATGGTTGCTGGAACAAAACCAAGCACAAGACCTGGAACACCATTTGGAACACCAACAGCATGGGCACCTACTACTCCTGGTGGATACAGCGTAGCCAATGTTCTTCAAACTAAACAACCATTTTCAACTCAAAGTTCTGTTATTGCTGCAGTGCGTGATATTGGAACATCTCTTGCTCAGTATGCAGTTGACCCATCTTCGGTTACATCTGCTCAACTTACAAACATGCTTAGACGATTGGATATGACTCAGGTAGAACTTGATGCTATGGCAGCAGACATTTTGTCATACATCACTGCACCAGGTCGTACACGACCATTCACTACTCAAGATATTGCCAATATTGTAGATGATTATGTTATTCGCAAGCATCTTGACGCATGGACGGATTTGGATTTTGAAAACTTTAGTAAAGAAATCACTGGTCAAATTAAAGACCTTGAAGCAGTAAAGGCTGGAACAGCAGAACTGCCAGCAAGAATTTCTTTTGATGAAGTAGATGACAGACTCGCTTCACTCTTTGAACTTCAAGAAATAACAGATGCACTTGATGCTGCAAAAGTCGCTGGCGATGATGTGTACTTGGCATGGAAGTCACTGCGTGCAGACCTTGTTGACCTTTACTCAGCATACTTTGCTCGTTCTCCAAAAGATGTTCAGAAGTTCATGAGCAAAATTAATCCTGACCAATTGAAGAGAATGATTAATGTTGCAGAAGATACTTACATTGCACTAGATAATCTTGTAATTCCAGATGCTGCTGCAAAAGTTGAAATTGCTGCAATGTTAAACAATGTCAGAAAACTTAAGAATCCTACTTATGCTGGCAACTTTATTAGCGTAATGCAGGATGTAAACAGATACATTAAGACATGGGCTACAGCAACACCAGGTTTCCATACTAGAAACGGTCTTAGCAACATGTTCCAATGGGTTGCTGCTGGTGCGCAACTTAATAATATTAAAGATGGCATTCAAATGCTTAATCGCTGGAACAAGTTTGTTAAGGAGAATGGTTATAGACCAAACCTCTTGGCTGACCCATCACAGTTGATTGATGATTTTGTTAATAGCAGTTTAGTACCACCACGCCTTAAGGCTTCCGTGCGTCAAACGCTTTCTGAAACTGGTTCAGTTGGTTTTGGTGACATTGAAGAAGTATTCGGTATGACGGTACCAGAGCGTACTGGTGTACTTGGTAAAGAAGTTCCAGTACGAGAAGGTGCCATTGGAAAGGCTGCATCAGAAGCATCAATTGCACTTGGTGCTATTCCACGAGTATCACGCAAGGCTGGCGCAGGTATTGAAAACTACTCACGCTTTGTTCTCACTTTTGACGGATTGCAACAGGGTATGTCGCCACTACAGGCTGCTGCTCGTACCAATCGTTTCTTGTTTGATTACGAAGACCTCAGCCGTCTTGACGAAGTGGCAAAGTCTGTCGTTCCATTCTGGATTTGGATGTCACGCAACTTGCCATTGCAAATGCAAGAAATGTGGTACAACCCTAAACTGTACAAGCAGTACCAAGAGTTCCGCACTTCACTTGAAGATGAGAATGGCAACAACAGATTAATTCCTGACTATCTTGAAAAGTCTGGTGCATTTAGAGTTGCTGGAAATCTTTTCTTGAAGCCTGACTTTGGTATTCCAACCATTGGCGAATACAAGGGAACTGGTTCACCATCTCCATTACAGGAAGGTGTTACTGACTGGCGTTCAATTGTTTCAGCAATACCTGCAGCATCAATCGCAAGCACTTTGTTTGGTATTAATCCACGCACAGGTGCAAAGTTGCGTGACAGTGGTGAAGGTTTTATTACACCTGAAATTGCTCGTACTCTTCTTGGACAACTTGGTGGTCCAGCAACAGCAATTGGTAGAGGAGTTGAAGGTGTAGGTGCACTGCCTGGTGTTCCAGCAATTGGTGCAAACCAAGACTGGGGCAAACTTGAAGTGCTTCGTGAAGTGCTGGGTATCCCTGGTGCTACATACCCAAGCGGTTATGCCCGTGAAAACACACCACAAGAGGCTCAGTTGCGTGCACTGTATTCATACCTTGGTATTCCATTCACAACGGTTGGACCAGACCAAGAAATCTCTGCACTCTATGACCAGATTCGTAGACTACAGGAGTATGAAAAGTGAGAAAGGCAATAATTATTATTGGACTTGGATTAGCGTTAGCGTCATGCGGTTGGCAGGGTGGTTATCGCTACCCATGTCAAGACCCAGCAAACTGGGAAGCCGCAGAATGCAATCCACCAATATGTGAAGCATCTGGAACATGCACTAAAGATTTAGTAGGAGACACAATACCATGAGAAATAAAGATAAGCGTTACACAGGAGAAGAGTTACACGCTCGTCTCATCTTTGGAGTAGGCATTACTCTTGCATTCATCTTTGGAGTATCGGTGCTGGCGATGGTGTACGCACTTGTGTTTGTGACACAGCCGATTGGCGCTCAAGCACCCAATGATAAAGAATTCATTGACCTATTAAAAACCATAACAGTCTTCCTGACAGGCTCACTTGGTGGCATTGTTGCTGCTAACGGCATGAAGGGTAAGAAGTCTGAGGATAAAAATAATAATGGTATCCCAGACCACCTAGAAGGGGATGAGGCTTCCGCAGAGAAGCCCTAGGACTTCCGTCCTCTTACACCACTACAAAAGGAGTTACTATTGCGTAGATTTCTATTGTCTTTTTTCATATTGACTATCTTCATCCTCCCAGCCCAAGGAGTAAAAGCGGACCCCGTAGGTCCAAGGGTTAAGTATCAAGGCGTACTGCCTGATGCTTTTTATGATGCACTTGCTCAATGTGAAACTGGAGGCAATTGGAATCATTCAACCAAGTCATACACAGGTGGACTAGGAATCTATCGTGGAACATGGCGATGGTTCAGCACCTCACGCAGTGCGACTGGCAAGACGGCACGACAGCAAGTGGAGATAGCAGACCGCATTGCATTCAAAGGTCACCATGAAAATGGAACATTTAGAAAGCCAGTAGGAGTCTTTGGATGGGGCTGTGTTAAGCATCATAAATACATCAGTAAGTATGTGTGCCAATCTAAATTAGCAATAGTAAAAAGATTTAAGACTCGCTGTTAGGTCCAGTTATCTGGGTCATCAATGTACTTCCATGCCCATGTATGGTCGTCACCCTCTGGCACCCACCACAACTCACCCCAAATATTAGCGGGATGCATCCTTAGA